ATCCCGAACACTTTGCAATACACTTGCCGTGTTGTCTTTGTTTTGGCCGTTCTCCCGTATTCGTCATACGAAATGGCCTCTTTGACCAGATTACAAATATCGTCCACAATATCACCGCCTATTCCGATTCATGAGCAGTCCAATTCGTGTAGCCGGTAGCGTTCGAGAGCTGTGCTTTTTGCTCATCGTAGGACAGCTTCAAACGGTCATAGTCTGCCGGGGTTCCGAATGACATTTTGCAATATGTCACAACAGCTTTGGTGATAATCGCATCAGCCTCCGGGACAACTACCCCAGCAATGCCCATGTCCAGATATGCCGCATCTATTAGATCCGTAAGCTCTGAATCATAAGCGTCCGTTTTCATCCTCAGCGCCATTTTTACTTTTTCGAGCATAGTCATCTCGTACACCTCAACAAAAGGAGCGGCCCATTTTGAGCCGCCCCACGATTACAACGATTTCTCGCGCCTGACTACTCAGACGCCTCTCCGGTGATGTATGCGAACATCTTCGGGCCGACAACAGCGATTGCCGCATACAGTCTGCCGACGATCTTGACCAGATCCTTTTCAGCCAGAGACAGGTCATCGAACTTGAATGTCACCGCATCGCCTTCTGGCATGTTCGCCTGAACGCCAGACAGATCTCCGACAATAGCGCCATCAATGCCCTCTTTGGAGATTACGGTCAGACCAGCAAACGGGTCATACGGATAGTGAGCGCTCAATACCGCTTTTTTGATGCTTGCAATAGTTGTTCCGGATGCAATAAACACATTGTCCCGCGCTTCATCGCCAAGCTGTGCAACCGCATCAATGATAGATTCAGCGTCCACAACATCATAGATATGCGCAACGCCAACAGCGGAAGTTGTGCTGAACGCCGGCGCGCTTGTGATCGCATCGACAACCAGGTCTGCAGCCTTCTTGATGATCTTGTATGTGAGCTCGTCATAGATGTACATCAGGAAGTCTTCTGCTCCCAGAGCCAGGACTTCATCGGACACGGTAATCCACTTCTTAATGTTGGCCGGAACCATGTTGACGATACCAAGCGCCAGAGTTTCTTCCTTTGGTGCATCTTCACCCTCGGTATGAACTGCAGCATCTGTCGCACTGACTTCAAAGCCGACTTTCAGATTTCCACGGACAAAGCTCTTGGAGACTCTTCTGAAAATCTCGTCGTTATCCCATGCCTGGCGGATTCTTCCCTCGACAAACTCCGGAACCGGGACAACACCGTCAACATTCTCTGTCAGCAGCGCCCGGCACTCTGTGTCCTTGCCTGTTCTGATATACTTTGCAAACGCCTCGATATACTCGTGGCTGTTTCTGATTTCCTTATTGGTCATCGTTTCGCTTTCCTTTCTTGCTTCGACTGTCTTGCCAGCTCCAGCAGCAACAGCCTCCGCCGCTTTTCTTCTTGTTTCAACTTCCAGTTTGAGCGCTGCCCTCCGCTCTGCGATGGCGTCCAGCTCTTCGTTAAACGCGGTCAGCATTTCGCCGTCAGCTTCTGCGGTTTCTGCAGCGATTTCGTTTGCTCTGGTTTCCAGTTCTTCAAAACCGAGCCGCATAATTTCCTCGCGTGTCATTAGTTCCCTCCTAATGCTTTAGCTCTAACCTCTGCCCTACGCCGGTCAAGTTCAAGCGCCTCCCGCTCCAGTCGCTCCGCTTTCTCTGCTTCAATCACTCCGTTGAAGTAGTCACGGGTTGCAACGCTCAACTCCGTTGTAGGATTTGCCGGAAAGCTAACGGCGCTGACGTCGTACACCTTCGCAATCCGCTCAATAACTCTTGTATGTGTTGCCTTGTCATAATGTGCCTCGGCAACGGTAAACGCGAAGGACATTCGCGGATAGTTCCCAGCTTCGATGTCTTCGAACAGTCCCCGCGCCCTTTGCGTTTTCCCCAGATTTGATCTATTCGCCAGTCCGTGCTCATCCGGCCACACGTCAACAGTCCCTGCGGATGTGCGAGCATAAACCGGCCCCTCATGGTCAACCCGGAAAACAACGTCTGTCAGGTCCGCCCCTTCAAACGCTGTCGGCTCGATTCTCTCCGAATAGTCAATACCATCAATCGTCATCAGAACATACGGCTCATACGTGGACGCATACCCTTCGACGATGTAGTTCTGTTCTCCATCTTCTGCAACCGGCAGAACCCGGAGCTCCATGTCCCTGTATTCTCGTTCGCTTTTATTCGGCATTGTTGTCCCCTTCCCCGGCCGATAATTCGTCGGTCGCTTTGTATTCGCCACGAATCGGCGCAACCTGTCCGGCGCCATCCGGCAGCGGCGTAAAATTGAAAAGCTCTCGGATTTCATCAATGAGGATAGCCCCACGATCTCCGAGCTCTTTCGCCATCTGTACTTTCTGCGTCGTGCTCATATACTGCAGCCTGTTTGCATTTGCTATGATGTATGACCCTTGAGCACGTTCCCGCTCTGAAAACAGCATCTTTGTCAGTGCGTCGCTGATTTGGATTGAAAACGGCTCGATGGCACCATCAAAGAACGCCTCCAGGTCTTCCGCCTTTGCGCTGTTCTGCAGAACCGCTTCACTTACCCCAAAGTAGTTGAACACGTTCTCCCGGATCTGCTTCATCTGGTCGGCGTCAATCGCGTATGGTTTGACATCAATCTGCTTTATATCTTTGTAAGTGTTCGGAAAAAGTAAAAACCCGCCCGACTTTGAATCAGTGGACAGGTTTGCCTCCGTGAACCGCTCCCGCTCTTTTGCAAGGTCAATCGCATTCGAGAAGTTTGATAGCTGCGCCATGAAGCGGAAAGTGGCAGAATTCTTAACACCTTCCTCAATGCCCTGATTCTGGATGTGAATAAGCTGCATGGTTTCTTTCAGTGGTGCATTCGTGTCTCCGAAAAAGTCATTCCGGTACTGGTGCTTTGTCAGTATTGCGCACTTCCGAAACTCCACTGCCGCGTATTGCCCTGTTGCAAACTGATACCGCAACCAAATTTCCCCGTCGTATTCGACCAGACTACACACCGACGGCAGAACCGGGAACACGCCAGTTATAATCATCCGCTCATCAAACACCGGGACAATAAATGCTGTGTTATTAACATCCAGAATCGTACTGACCCGGTACAGAAACTGGCTCCACGTTTGCCACTGATTTGGCCCCAGCATCAGCTTTGATTGCAGCGACGGATTTGCCGTTCCGACTGTTTCCACTTTCAGCTTTGAAATGTGCCGAGCCCTTGCGTCAATCGCCGCTCTAACTATTTCGCTCTCATAGATAGCCCCGCCCCAATTTGTAAACACCGGCGCGTATGCTGTCAGCGTTTGAAAAAAGGTGCTCGCTTCTTTAAGTGCGTCCTCCGATTTTTTCGCCTTTGATGGTCTGAAAATCTTATCCAGTAAAGACACTTCGTTACCTCGTTTCGTTTCTCAACTGATCCCCTATCTCCCCGTACCACTTTTGCCGGACGGTCATTGCATCCAGAAACGCGGCCATTCCGTCAATATGTGCCGCCGGTCTTATCTTGACCAGTTTGCTGCGGCCTTTCTCGGTACTGACTTTCAACGCCGAGTTGAAAAAATGCACTTTGAGCAGATCGTTGTCTCCGATGTGGACACGCCCGTCTTTGAGTAGTCCTTCGACTTCCTGGATGACCGGATGCAGGTTATAGCCCTGGAATACATCATCCATGTGAAATCCGTATGCCTCCATTTGTTGAACCAGATATGCTGCAGAATACCGGTCATATCCAACCTTGAGCGGATATATTTCGTATTCTTCGACCAAATACCGGAACCAATTAAACACATCGTTATAGTCCACGATATTTTCCCCAGACGGCTGCAGCAGTCCGCGCTGGATGTATATGTTATACGGCAGCCCATCCGCCGCCGTTGCTTCTTCGATTTTCTCCGTAGGTAAGAAGAACTTTGCAAACACATAGATTTCTCCGTCCTTCTCTATTGCCACGACTGCCGCCGTTAGGTCTGTCGTCCTGGACAAATCAAAACCACCGACGCAATAACACCCCCGGAACTGTTCCAAGAAGAACGGCTCTCCGGTTGCTTGTTCTATGACTTTTGACTCCAACCACGCCAGAGAACTGTTCTGCTTTATGTTGCAATACTTGGTTATAAACTCCGCCCGCTTTGACAGAGATCCCTCCGCCACCGCGATCTCTTCCAGCATGTAATCGACCGACACAGAGCTCCCCAGATTCGGGTTTGCTTTCCGAAGCTCGTTTATGTCGTTCCACTTGTCAATGTCATCGATCATGTACAGGAACGGCAGCAGCTTCGTCTCTTTGCTGTCCCCCAAAAGGAACCGCGTTGATCTTCGGATCATCTCGTCATAGATCGAGTCATTTATGTACCCGGATGTCGTGCAGCTTAACAGGATCCCCTCCGGCCGCGCTCCCATGCCCGATTTCATGACTTCATACTGTTTCAGCCCAGCGTCACCTTCCCAGCTTGCGATCTCATCACAAATACAAAACGACGGATTGAAACCGTCGCTCTTCTTCGCTGAAAATGCAATCTTTTTTACTTGGCTGTTGGTTGCCGGTATCGCAAGGTCGCTCATTCGGTGCCGCGGTAGGTCTGAATCATCCTTGACCTTCATGCCGCGGGAATCTTTCTCCGAGTATATTTCTTTCAGACGCTGGTACTCTGGATCCATTGTTACCATCATCCAGATATCGTTATACACCAGATCCGCCTGGTCCAGCTTCGGAGCTATGCAGAAAACCCTCGATCCAAATCCGCCACCGATGCGGAATTCATAGTCACCGGTAGACGATGCTATTTTAGTTTTCCCGTTTTTACGGCCAACGACCAGCAGCACCTCCCGAAACTGCCTCTGGCCCTTTTCGTCAATGATTCCGTACACACATGAGTAAAACGCCTTTTGCCACGGCTCCAACTTGAGCGGAGACGGTGCAAGCGGCCCCTCGGTGTGAAAGCAATGGTCCTCAATCCACTCAATGACCGCCGCTGCCTTTTTCTGGTCGAAATAGAACCGCTTTTGCTGCAGCCCATCGATTATGTACTCATAAAGCAGCTCGATCCAGCGTCCTACGGTGTAGGTTCCGTCTTTGATGCCTTGATAATACTTGTAAATCCAATTATCTTTTCCCATGGTCTGCCCTTGTCCGGGCAACTTTGGCCCATGTTGTCAGAGAAATATCTAAATCTTAAG